CTGGTACAGATGTAGAAGACACCATAGCCATTGTTGTGCGGCACACAGACGCCCTTAACGACAGCATACTGGTGAGATTGGCTGGCACTGTATATGATATCCAGTCAATTGCCTATGACGATGATATTCACGGGTTCGATGTCGTCACACTCAAGAAGCAGGCGAAAAGTCGGTGATCATGAAACTATGTGACCATGCAGGCTGCCATGAGCTGGTGCCGTTCAATCAACGGTACTGTGCCAAGCATGCAGCCGACCGCAAGGCCAGAGCAGCGCCAGGCAACGCTGCATCATATCAGCATCGTAAAGAAATCAGCGGAAAACTGCAGAAATTCTATAAGTCGAAAGCCTGGGAACACCTGTCATACGATCACAGACTGAAGTACCCCATGTGCGAGTGGTGTCAGAAGAAGGGATTGTTTGTTCCCGCTGACGTTGTGGATCATGTTATTCCTATCCGGGTTGATTGGACCAAGCGATTAGATGAAAGCAACCTTCAATCACTGTGCAACTCATGTCACTGGCAAAAATCGCAAGAAGACAAGAAAAGATACCATTTGCCAAAACTAGGTACCCCACCTGAATAACCGGGGCCTAGTTCAAAATCGACGGGGAGCAAGACGCCAGCTTTGGATTTTGAAAAAATCTCGTGTGAATGGATTATTACGTGCAAAATGCACCTAAAATATGTTATACTAATCAATGGGTAATTGTATCGAATTAAACGAAAGGACTTGGCGAAATGCCTAGCAAAATTAAAAACATCGAGGATATTCGCGGGCATTTATCGCCCCGGAAGATTGCTAAACGGGCCAGCGAGCAGCAGGCCATGTTTGATTTCAAAGAGCTTACTGCCCAGCCCCCCGAGTGGCTTGATGATCTTGCGGTGAGCGAGTGGCAGCGTATCGTGCCTTTGCTGAAAGCCGACGTGCCTATCAGTGAATTGGACGTGGCCATGCTGGCCAGTTACTGCCAGACATACAGCGACATTCAAAAAGCGGCTAAGCACATTCAAGATGAAGGTCCGGTCGTTGAAGCAGTGTCTGGTTCTATCAAGGTCAACCCGTATATGAACGTGAAGCGGAACGCCACTCAGGATTTGATGAAGCTGGCCGATGCTTTGGGCTTATCAGTATATGGCCGATTGAAGATGCAGATCAAAGGCGACGTCAAGACGCCAGATGATCCGTTTGTCAAGCTGGTGAAGAATGAGTGAAGTATGTTGACGATGTGTTAGCGGGCAACATTGTTGCTGGCAGAAAAATCAAGCAAGCGTGCCGCCGTTTCAACAAGGACATTAAAGCCAGCAAGAAAGATTCATTCCCCTACTATTTCGACGAAGGTCATGCCCGCCGCGCAATTGAGTTTGTAGAGCTGATGCCGGCAAAAGATGGCAGCAAGCTCACACTGGAACCATTTCAGAAGTTCATTCTGGCGTCGCTGTTCGGGTGGAGAGACAAGACAACCGGAAATCGTCGTTATGATCGAGCCTATATATCGATGGCCCGCAAGAATGGGAAGAGCTTCCTGATGGCTGCCATCGGAGCTCTGTATCTGCTCATGGAAAACAAGCCGGCCCGCAGCCGTGAAATTGTGTTTACCGCAAACACAGCCAAGCAGGCTCACATGGCGTATGACATGATGGCCAGCGGACTGCGCCAGTTATGCAATGTGTCGCCCTCACTGCGGCAGCGCCTGAAGATCAATCGAGACGAGATCCGCGACTTGGAAACAGACAGCAAAGCCGTTCCATTAGCCAGTGATCTGCACAGCCTAGATGGATACCAAAGTGATTTGGCCGTCGTCGATGAATATGCCTTAGCCCGCAGCGATCAGATTTACAACGTACTGAAGTCCGGCCAGATCAATAGCGAAAATAGTTTGCTAGCCGTCATCTCGACCACGGGACCAGACCTGAACGGTCCCATGTTCAAAGAATACAAATTTGTCTCCAAAGTCTTAACCGGCCGCGAAAAAGCGGACCGGTATTTTATTGCCGTTTGGGAGCAAGACGCAAAGGACGAAGCCTTCAAGCCAGAGACATGGGAAAAGTCGAACCCGCTGTTGGCTAACGAAGATCGGGCTAAGACGATGATCCCCAGTCTGCAAGCCGACGTTGACCTGGCCAGCAAGCGAAACATGTTGCGGCCACTGCTCATCAAGAATTTCAACATGTGGCAATCAGCCAGAGCAGACAGTTACATCAGTCTTGACGACTGGGAGAAAGCCACTGTCAAGCCACCAGACACCAGAGACAAGGACGTGTATATCGGACTTGACCTATCTAAGTCTAGCGACCTGACATCAGTCAGCTGGCTGGTCCCCATGGCGGGATACTCCTATGCTGACAGCCACTCATTCGTGGGAACGAAGTATGGCCTGGAAGAGAAAATCAAACTTGACGGGTTTGACTATATCGCTGGAGAACAGCGCGGCGAGTGCAGTATCACCAAACTGGAAAGCGGCATGATCGACTACGACGATGTACTGGGCTACGTATTGGCCATGATCGACAGAAACCAGTGGAATGTGCGGGCCATCTGCTACGATCCCTGGTCCTTCGGGTACCTGCTGCCGGAGTTTGAAAAACGTGACTTACCAATGGTTGAAGTACGGCAAGGGCAGCGTACTCTGTCGATCCCGACGGTGCGCTTTCGTGATGATCTGTTCAATGGCAAGCTGAAGCACCCAGACAACCAACTGCTGGCCTATGCGGTTAACAACGCCATTCTGAAATACGATGCCAACAATAACCCCATTATTGATAAGGCGAAAAATGCCACCAAGATCGACCCCGTAGCTGCTCTGATGAATGCCTACACGGTGGCCATGGACAATTTAACTAATGAGAAAGCAGGCAAAGCCGACAATGCATTTTATGCAAGCGACAATTTCAGTTTTTAAGCAGCATATAAATATCCAGACTGTACTGCTGGTAGCAGGCTTAGCACTTGTCGTTGCGGGTGTGTGGTGGCTGCTTGGCGGTCCCACTGGCCTAGTTGCGCTGGGAGTGGTCTGCATTGTGCTGGCCCTGATCATCAACTACAACAGATCATTTAACGTGAAACATTAAGGAGGTGACAACATGAGCTTTTTCCAAAATGATACTTCCCAGCCTCGCCAAGACGACAACAGCGAACCATTTCTTGATGCCTTGATCAGTATGACCAGCAATGACAGCGGCGTGTATGTGGGCGTTGGTGCCCTGCACAACAGCGACATATTTACGGCTGTGAAAGTTATTGCCAGTGACTTGGCAACCAACCCTATCGAATACAGTGACAAGAAGCTGACAGTCTTACTTAATAAGGCACCCAACGACCACATGACTGCCTGGGCGTTCAAGTTTGCCCTGGCCACTAACATGTTACTGAACGGCAATGCCTTTGCCCTAATTGGCCGCAACAACAGTCAGCAAGTGAATGCTTTGGAGTTCGTTCCGAATAGCCAGATGGTGGTGAAACAGGACGATAGCACAGGCGTCGTGACCTACGAATACACGCCTACAGACGGCCCCACACAGCGTTTGCCAGCCAGTGAGGTATTACACTTCAAGTGCTTTACCCAGGACGGCTATACGGGACTATCGCCGTTGTACGCCTTGCATGACGAAGTGGCTTTGCAGAAGTCGGGAAACAACTTGCTAAACGGCTTTTTCAAATCTGGTGTGCAAGGAACCGGCCTACTGAAAGTACACAAGTCGGACTTGGATGCGCCGGCCAAGGAAAACATCCGCCAAAAGTTTGAGCAGGCTAACAGCGGAACCAATGCGCTGAAGACCATTATTCTGGACGAGAACATGGATTACAGCCAGCTGCAAGTGAATACAGACGTGCTGCAGCTGGTCAATTCTAACGACTGGACTACGAAGCAGATCGCTAAGGCGTTTGGTCTGCCACTGGATCGCTTAGGCGTTGAAAGTGAGCACTCCAATGCGATACAGAGCAACCTAATGTATTTGCAAAACACGCTGGTTCAATACTTCTCCTGCTTTACCAGCGAATTGGACGCCAAACTGTCCACAGGTGACAACCGGTTCAGCTTCAATACTGACAAGCTGTTTTCAGCGGACCCAGCCACCATGCAGAAACTGGCAATTGACGGTTTGCAAGGCGGTCTGCTCACCACCAATGAAGCGCGAGACAAGTTAAACCTGCCACCGATCGCTGGTGGTGATGAGATCATGGCCAGTCTGAACTACACGCCACTGAGCAACTTGGTTGCTTATCAGGACGCCAAGAAAGGAAGTACACCACATAATGAATAACGATGATGTTGAGAAACGGGTCACCCCTGAAGCGGCCCTGGACGCGGCTACGGCAAA